GGACCTCCCCCCGCTCCCCTCCCCCGCCCCTTCTGGCGGCGTTGGTGCAGGTGAGGATGCCAACGCCAACGCCAACAACGCGCCGAAGGTGGAGGCGCTCGGGCTGGCGGGGAAGGTCGTGAAGGACGGCAGCGAGGCGGGCCGGCGCCATACCCTCCCGCAGCGGGTCCGCCGTAGGTCATCCTGAGCGCATGCCTGCCGCGCTGCGCTTCACCGGGGAAGAGAAGGATCTGACGCTGGACGAGCTCGCCCAGTTCGTGGACGCCGCCCGCAAGTCGGGCGTCCCGGGTGACAACCCGATCCGGGCGGAGCTGTCGACGAGCGGGAAGATCAAAGAGGTTGAGATCGCCCTCACCGAGGAGGACGACCGGTAGCGTCTGGCCCGAGGCCCCGCCGTGCAACCCCCCGTCACGGCGGGGTCTTTCTGCGCGATGCATAGGCCCGCGAGCGCAGCGCGGTCCACACTGGAGCACCGCGCTACACCAAGGGGGAATCGTGGCCTCACGGTCGAGGAAGTACACCAGGCCTGGAGCGGATCCTGAGGCCCGCTTCCGGCCCGTCACGACGCCAGAGCAGCAGGCGAGGGCCGATGAGATTCTGGAGGCCCTGCGTCCGCCGCAGCCGAACTATCGCCTGTCGGAGTACGACCGCCAGAAGATCCGCGAGAACAACAAGGCGAACCTGCCGTTGTTCTGGTTCGCGTACTTCGCCATCGCCCTTGGCGGGACCTGGTTGTTGATCCTGTTCCTGGACTGACCGGCTGACTACGCCCGTAGTTGCAATCCGCGCGATCATGCCGCATCCTGGCCTCCCGTCCGGCGTGCCTGGACACAGATCACTTCACCGACGGCCCCCGCCCACCCGCGGGGGCCGTTCGCATTCCCCCAGAACTCCGCGCAGGGCAACCCCTCTCACACAGTGCGGGTTTGCTGGCGCTCGCCCTGCGCGGGTCAACGTCCCACTGGTCAGCCGGGTTTGTTGCAACCTCATGGGCCGCAGGTCACAGAACCGTCCCAGCACCTTCACGGGTTCCTTACATGCGCTAGATTCACGCCCCACGTATTAACGCCAAGGGGGGCGCCATGAGCCAGCAGTACCAGCACCCGAGTTGGGGGCAGCCACAGCAACCGGGGAGGGGAGCACCGCAGCGGCCGCCGAAGAAGAGCAACAAGGCGGGGATCGGGTGCGGCGTCGTGGCGCTGCTCCTCGTCGTCGGCGGCTGCAACCAGCTGCTCGGCATCGGAGACGACGACAGCAGCGAGACGTCCAGCACCTGCGCGATGGCACCGGTCGCCGACAACATCGCCCCGGACAGGGTCATCGGGGGCGGGGGCAACGGCGGCGGCTGGGGCAGCTCAGGCGGCAGCGGCAGTGACGGAAGCTCCGGCGGGAGCACCTCGGGCGGCTCGACCGGCGGTCTCGACACCGACACCCCCGACTACGAGCCCGGCATGGACCTGGAGGACGTCACCCCGGACATGCAAGCCGAGGCCGAGGCGACCCACAGGGACATGCGGACGGTCGGCACCGAGTTCATCTGGTTCGACAAGCGCACCAACAAGCCGTTCCCGTGGGAGGAGAAGGCCTACAAGAAGGCCAAGAAGGCGGCCCGCGCCATTGAGGAGGCCGAGGAGGCCCTTGGGGTGACAGAAGAGGACTGCTAGGCGGACTACGCCTGTAGTTGCATTCCGCGCGATCATGCCCCACCATGGGCCGCAGATCCGGCATGCCCGGAAACAACAGGCCCACCATCGAGTGGGCCTTTGTCACAACACGGTGACCACGCCTTCACGCCGCCTTCACACGTCGCATGATGCTCCCTCAGCAAGCAACATCCCAGGGGGGATCCATGCACACCCGCACCGCCATCGCCGCACTGGCCGCCGCCGGGCTGCTCCTGCTCACCGGCTGCGAAGACACCACCGACACCAGCAGCGACAAACCGGCAGCCACCCAAGACGGCGGCGACAAGGCCGACAACAGCACCAGCGGCACCGACACCAAGACTGAGACGGCCGCACTGCCCGACATGACGGGCAAGGGCCTCCAATCCGCCCAAGACCAGGCCCAGGAAGCAGGCTTCTTCGGCCTCACCTCGCATGACGCACTCGGCCGCGGCCGCATGCAGGCGTTCGACCGCAACTGGAAGGTCTGCTCCCAGACCCCGAAGGCCGGCGAGCACCCCACGGACACGAACGTCGACTTCGCCACGGTGAAGCTCGAAGAGGAGTGCCCAACCGAGGACGCGGGCGAGCCTCAGGAGGCGGGAGGGACGATGCCCGACTTCAAGGGCAAGTCCGTCAAGGCCGCCCGCGAAGCCCTCGACAGCGGCACCAGCATCACCGTGAACGACGCCTCCGGGCAGGACCGCATCGTGTTCATGGAGTCCAACTGGCAGGTCTGCTCGCAGGAACCGGCCGCTGGCGCCGATCTTGACGGCCAGCCGGTGACCTTCGACGCGGTGAAGTTCGAGGAGTCCTGCTGACCGACACCCGCTGACCGGCCCGGCTCGCGCCCGTGCGCGGCCGGGCCTTCGCACGCCCGGAGGTGACCATGCCGAACCAGTACAACCGGCCAGTCACCGAAGAGGACTACGAAGCCGTACGCGAGCTGCACGCGCAGCGCCTCGGCCGCAACGAGATCGCCCGGCGCATCGGACGCGGCCCGCGCACCGTAAGCGTCATCGCTCAAGACCTCGGCCTCCGCTTCGACGTCACCATGACCGAGGACGCCACCCGCGCCCGCGTCGCCCAGCTCGCCGAGAAACGCGCCATCCTCGCCGACGCACTCACCGACGACGCCCTCAAGCTCACCTCCCAGACGTGGCAACCGACGGTCGTCTACAGCTTCGGCGGCAAAGAGAACACGTACAACGAGAAGCCCGTCGACGAGCCGCCGGCCATCGACAAGAAGAACCTCATGGCCGCGGCCGGCATCGCCATCGAGAAGTCGCTGAAGCTCGTACCGCCCGCCGACGACTCCGGCGCCGACGAGGCCCGCTCCATGCTCGGCAAGCTCATGCTCGGCCTGGCGGAGGTGGTCAAGGAGCAGGAGGCGGCGGAGGCCGACGAGGAGGCGGAGGGTGAGTCTCCTTGATGCGCTGCCGCTGTCCCGCAAGCAGATCGTCTCGATCGTCCAGGCCGAGGCGCGGATCAACGCGTGGGAGGGCTCGGTCCGGTCAGGGAAGACCATCGCGTCGCTGATCCGCTGGCTGGCCTTCGTCGCGGACGCGCCGACTGGTGGCGAGTTGGTCATGGTCGGCCGCACCCGGGACTCGCTGTACCGGAACGTGATCGCCCCGCTGACGAACCCGGAGATCTTCGGGCCGCTCGCGAAGCAGATCACGTACAACAACGGCGCCCCGATCGCGTACATCATGGGGCGCGTCGTGCACGTCCTCGGCGCGAACGACGCCAAGGCAGAGCCGAAGGTCCGCGGCATGACGTGTGCGGGGGCGTACGTCGACGAGGCCACGACCCTCCCGCGGACCTTCTTCGACCAGCTCGTCGCGCGCTGCTCCGTCAAGGGCGCAAAGATCTTCACCACGACAAACCCAGACAACCCGGCGCACTGGTTCCGCCGCGAGTACCTCAAGCGGCCGGCCGATGTCCGGCTCCGCTCGTGGCACTTCACCCTGGACGACAATCCGTTCCTGGACCCCGACTACGTCGCCGCGCTCAAGGCCACGTACACCGGGCTGTTCTACCGGCGGAACATCCTCGGGCACTGGGTGCAGGCCGAGGGCGCGATCTACGACGCGTTCGACGAGGAGCGGCACGTCGTCGCCGACGTTCCGCACATCGCCCGCTGGCTGTGCGACGCGATCGACTACGGCACCACGAACCCGTACGCGGACCTCCTCATCGGCCTCGGCACGGATCAGCGGCTGTACGTCGTCTCGGAGTACCGGTGGGACTCGCGTGCCGAGCGCCGCAAGATGACTGACGCCGAGTACAGCCAGGCCCGCCGTCGCTGGCTCGCCGGAGTGCCCCAGCCGCAGTCCAACGTCCTGGGCGTGCAGCCGGAATGGACCGTTGTGGACCCGTCGGCCGCCTCGTACATCGAGCAGCTGCACCGCGACGGCGTCCACGGCGTGACCCCTGCCGAGAACACGGTGTTGGACGGCATCCGCACCGTGGGCTCCCTGTTCGCGGGGGACCGGCTACGTGTGCACGCCTCCGCGCGAGGGCTGATCGAAGAGATCCCGGGCTACTCCTGGGACGACGAGAAAGCCGAGAAGGGCGAGGACGCCCCGATCAAGCTCGATGACCACTCCTGCGACGCGCTCCGGTACGGGGTGCGTACGACCGAGGCCCTGTGGCGGCCGCACATCCCAACCCTCCTGGAGGTGGCTGCCTGATGCCTCTGCCCACGGCTGACACCCCCTGGCCGCCCACGGACAACGTCGTCCAGGCCGCGCTCGCCGACTGGGACGCCTGGTACTCCGCCGATCCCGACCGGCTGGAGCAGCGCTACCAAGGCCGCGGCTACCGCGAGAGCCTCGACCGGCCCACGCAGTACCGCGGCGGGCTCGTCGGCCGGATCGCCCGCTGGTTCTGGGGCAACCCCACCTCGCCCGGTGAGAAGCGCACCAAGCTCCACGTCCCTCTCGCCGGGGACATCGCCCGCACCTCGTCAGAGCTGCTGTTCTCCGAGCCGCCCCAGCTCCTCAGCGAGCACGCCCCGACTCAGAACCGGCTCGACGAGCTCATGAACACCGGGCTCCAGCCCACCTTGTTGGAGGCCGGGGAGGTGTGCGCGGCGCTCGGCGGCGCGTACCTGCGCGTCGTGTGGGACGACACGGTCTCCGACCGGCCGTGGATCGACACGGTGGCCGCGGACCGCGCGGTCCCCGAGTTCGCCTACGGCAGGCTCCGAGCAGTGACGTTCTGGACCGTCGTCGAGGCCGACGACTCCCGCCGCGTCCTTCGCCACCTGGAGCGCCACGAGAAGGGCGTCATCTTCCACGGCCTGTACGAGGGCTCGCTCACCGCGCTCGGCCACCCGGTGCCGCTCACCGAGCACCCCTCCACGGCCCCGCTCGCCACCGAGGTGGACGCCGAAGGCGGCATCAGCACCGGCGCCCCGGACCACCTCACCGCCGCCTACGTACCCAACGTGCGCCCCGCGCGCGCCTGGAGGCACATCCCCTCGGCCGCGTACTGGGGGCAGTCCGACTACCAGGGCATCGAAGGCCTCATGGACGCCCTCGACGAGACCTACTCCTCGTGGATGCGGGACGTGCAGAACGGCAAGGGCCGCGTGATCGTCCCGAACATCATGCTGGAGTCCCTCGGCCCCGGCCAAGGCGCAGCGTGGGACGAGGAGCGCCGCATCTACAGCGGCCTCAACATGCTCCAGCGGCCCGGCGACCCGAACCCGCTGGAGGTCGTGCAGTTCGAAATCCGCGTCCAGGAGCACCGCGACACCTGCGCCGAGCTCGTCGAGCAGGCCGTCCGGCAGGCCGGCTACTCCGCTTCGACATTCGGGGAGACCGGCGACGGGGCCGCGGTCACGGCGACGGAGATCCGGGCGCGCGAGCGGCGGAGCATGAGCACGCGCGGGCGCAAGGCCCTGTACTGGGGGCCGGGGATCGCCGACATCACCGCGGCGCTCCTGGCCGTCGAGTCGGGCGAGCGGTTCCGCGTCTCGGGCCTGGAGCTGGAGCCGCCGAAGGTGGAGTTCCAGGACTCCATCAGTGAGGGCCCGACCGAGCTCGCGACGACGGCCGAGCTGCTGCGCCGCGCCGAGGCCGCGTCCACGGACACGCTCGTGCGGATGCTGCACCCGGACTGGGACGACACCCAGGTGAGCGCGGAGGTCGACGCGATCCTCGGCGAGTCCGGCCGGGCCGTGGCCGATCCGACGCTGACCGGAGCGGAGGGCGAAGCGGATGCCGGTTTCCCCAGCGATGGCGGAGGACCTGGCGCGTGAGGTAGGGCGCCTGTACGAGGACGCTGAAGCCGCGCTCCTGGAGAAGCTCGCCAAGGCGCTGGAGGCCGACATCGAGTCGCCCCGGTGGGCGGAGCTGAAGCTCGCCGCGATCGGCAACCTCCGCACGGCCGTTGAGACCGTCGCCGAGGCGCTCCAGCAGGACACCGACGGGGCCGTACGGCGCGCGCTGATCGAGGCATACAACCGCGGCCGCCAGGCCGCCGTCGCCGAGCTTGGCGCGCTCGACATCGGCCGCGAGCTCGTGGCCCGCCAGACCCTGCCCAATGCGCCGGCCGTCGACAGGTTGGCCGCGAGCATGGCGGACGACACCCGCCCGGTGTACCAGCGCATCACGCGCGCGGTTGTGGACGCGTACCGGGGCGTGGTGGCCCGGGCCTCCGGCGGGGTGCTGCTCGGCGGCATGACGAGGCGACAGGCCTCGCAGCGGGCCCTCGACCAGTTCGCGGACCGCGGCATCACCGGGTTCGTCGACCGGGCCGGGCGCTCTTGGAATATGGCGTCGTACGCGGAGATGGCCGTCCGGTCTGTCACCGCGCGGGCCGCCGTTGAGGGGCACGTCGACGCCCTGGCGGAGATCGGCGTCGGGCTCGTCATCGTCTCGGACGCCCCGCTGGAGTGCCCGCTGTGCGCACCCTGGGAAGGCGAGATCCTCTCGCTCTCGGGTCCGTCCGGACCGCACACGGTGCAGGCAGAGCACGCGACGGAGACAACCGGCCGCATACGGCGCCGCCCGCGGATCGTGCCGGTGCACGTCGTCGGCAGTCTCATCGAGGCGCGTGCGGCTGGCCTGTTCCATCCGAACTGCCGGCACTCCCTGTCGGCATACCTGCCGGGCGTGACCACGCGCCCGCAGGCGCCCCCGCACCCGCAGGGCGCGACCTACGAAGACACCCAGCAGCAGCGCTACCTCGAACGCCAGGTGCGTGCGTGGAAGCGCCGCAGTGCTGCGGCCATGGACGACGCGGCCCGCCGCAAGGCGAACGCGCGCGTCCGCGAGTACCAGGCCCGCATCCGCCAGCTGACGGCGGACAAGGGCCTTCCCCGCAAGAGCGCGCGCGAGCAGATCGGCTCCGCGCGCTGACACCCTCCGGCCGCCCGCACGGGCCAGGCCGGTATCCCGAAACGGGAGAACAACATGCAGGTCCCTTTCAAGCACCCGTTCGCCACACACCACGCCATGGAGGTGCTCGGCTACCGCCGCAACGGCTCGCCGATCTACGCCATCGCGGGTGGCAACGGCGAGGGCGAAGGCGCCTCCGGCACAGGCACCCCGCCGCCCGCAGGTGAGGGCACCCCGCCCGCGACGCCTCCGGTCACTCCTCCGACCCCGCCCGCAGGCGAGGGCGAGGGAACCGACTGGAAGGCACACGCCCGCGAGTGGGAGAAGCGCGCCAAGGCCAACGCCAAGGCAGCCGACGAGCTGGAGAAGCTCCGCGCGCAGAACATGAGCGAGCAGGAGAAGGCCGTCGCCGAGGCGGAGAAGGCAGGCCGCACGGCCGCCGCCGCCGACTACGGGCTGAAGCTCGCTGGTGCCGAGTTCCGCGCCGCTGTTGCAGCCGCAGGCATCGACCTCGGCGAGGCGGCCGAGCTGATCGACGTGTCTCGCTTCGTCGCCGACGACGGCGAGGTCGACACCAAGGCCATCAAGGCCGCCGTCACCAAGCTGTCCAAGCTCGCCCCCAAGGGCGCCGGCCGATCCGGCGGAGACATGGGCGGCTCAGGCGGCTCCGGCGACCAGGCCGCATCCCTCGACAAGCAGATCGAGGAAGCCACGAAGCGGCGCGACTTCGCGACCGTCATCCGACTGAAGCGGCAGAAGGCCGCGCAGAACATGTAAGGAGGACCCATGGCCGGCATCACCGGGATGGGCACCACGTTTGACCTTCCCAACTACGCGGGCGAGCTGTTCGCCCTGACCCCGGCGGACACTCCGTTCCTGTCGGCCATCGGTGGTCTGACCGGCGGCGGTATGACGACCGGCGTCGAGTTCGAGTGGCAGACCTACGACCTGCGGGACCCGTCGCAGCGCACTCGGGTGGAGGGTGCGACCGCGCCGACCGCTGAGGAGCGGGTGCGGGCGAACGTGCGGAACGTCGCGCAGATCCACCAGGAGAAGGTGTCCGTTTCGTACACGAAGCAGGCCGCGATCGGGCAGCTCGCGACCCCGGGTTCGGCGCCGTTCCGGGGCGTGGACGGCTCGAACCCCGTGAACAACGAGCTGGACTGGCAGGTCGCGCAGGCGCTGAAGTCCATCGCGCTGGACGTGAACTACAGCTTCATCAACGGCACTTTCGCCAACCCCACGACCAACGCGACGCCGCGCAAGACTCGGGGCCTGCTGGCCGCGGTGACGTCGAACCGCATCGCGCGAGGGGTGACCACGGCGGGCGCCTCGTCGGCGACGGACACGGTCACGGCGACGGCGCACGGCCTGGTGGACGGCGACAAGATCGTGTTCACCAACACGTCGACCGCGACGGGGATCGTGGCCGGGCGGATCTACTACGTCGACTCCATCGACGCGAACACCTTCAAGGTGGCGACGTCCTCGGGCGGCTCGCCGATCACCCTCGGCACCGCGTCCGGCATCGCCTACACCAACCCGTGGGAGACGGCCCTCACGCCGGACCACGTCGAGGACCTGATCCAGCTCGCCTACGACAACGGCGGCATCTCCTCGCAGGAGACCGCGACGCTGCTGGTCAACTCGGCGCAGCGCCGCGCGGTGAGCAAGGCCTACGCCGAGGCGTACGGCAAGTACACGGAGACCAGCCGCACCGTCGGCGGTGTCGCCGTCGACACGATCATCACGAACTTCGGCACGCTGAACGTGATGCTGGACCGGCACATGCCGCAGGACACCATCACCGTGGCCAGCCTGGAGCAGTGCCGCCCGGTGTTCCTGAACGTCCCGGGCAAGGGCGTCATGTTCGAGGAGCCGCTCGCCAAGACCGGCGCCTCCGACGAGGTCCAGCTGTACGGCGAGATCGGCCTGGAGTACGGCAACGAGCGCGCCCACGCGGTCATGACCGGGCTGAAGGTGTGACGCATGGCGATCTATGAGCGAGGCTCTGGCGGCTACGTCGCCGAGCGCGTCCGCCCCATCGAGGGCAGCGAAGAGGCCGAGGCGCTCGCCGCGCTGGCCGAGGATCCCGCGTCGGGCTGGCGCTGCGTCGAACCCGACGCCGAGCCGGAGCCCGAGCCGCTGGAGCGGCCGGCCAAGTCGGCGTCCAAGGCCGACTGGAAGGCGTACGCCGTCAGCCAGGGCATGGACGAGGAGGCCGCCGACAAGGCGACCCGCGACGAGCTGGCCGCGAAGTACACGGACGGAGGTGACTCCTGATGCCCGTTGCTGCCTCTCTGTCGATGGCTGCGACCGTGCAGCAGACGAAGGCTCTGGATCTGACCACGGTGGCGGATCCGCTGCAGTTCCGGCGGGCGGTGTCGCTCACCGACGGCAGCACGGCGGGGAAGGCTGACAAGGTCTTCCACGACCGACGCACCCTGGCCGCGTCCGCGACCGAGGATCTCGACCTCGCGGGCGTGCTGCTCGACGCTTTCGGCACCGCGATCACGTTCGTCCGCGTGAAGGGCCTGTTCGTCTCGGCTGCGGCGGCGAACACCAACAACGTCGTGATCGGCGCGGCTGCGTCGAACCCGTGGGCGACGCTGCTCAGCGCCACGGGCACCCTCACGCTGCGGCCGGGCGCCTCGGTCGGTGTCATGGCGGGCGAGGCCGACGCCACGACGTACGCGGTCACGGCCGGTACTGGGGACCTGCTGAAGATCGCCAACTCCGGGGCGGGCAGCACAGTCACGTACGACATCGTCATCGTCGGCGCGAGCGCATAGGGGGTGCCATGGCCCGGACCTATGCGACCTCGGCGCAGTACGAGACGTACACCGGGCAGACGGCCCCTGCGGACATCGTGGCCCGGCTCGCCCGGGCCTCCAGGTTCCTCGACAGCCAGGTGTTCCGCCTGTGCGTGTACGAGGTGGACGGCGACGGCTACCCCGCGAACACGATCGTGGCGGATGCCTTCGCTGATGCGGTGTGCGCTCAGGTGCAGTGGTGGGCGGAGACCGGCGACGAACTGGGCACGGCAGGGCAGTGGAGCAGCGTGAGTATCGGCTCCGTCAGCCTGTCCGGCTCGTCGTCCGGCTCCGGCGGCTCCTCGACCGGCCGCACGGTCGCCGAGACGGCGCTGGAGGCACTCCGCTCGCCGGATCTCACCCCGGACCTGGTCCGCCTCGGCGAGGTGGTCGCATGGTGATCCCCGGCATGCTGCTGCGCCACGAGGTGACCGTGGAAGCGTGGGAGGGCCAGACCCCGTACGGGCCCAAGTACGCCGCCCCGGTCGTGGTGCGCTGCTTCCTGGACGAGCAGACCCGCATGGTCCGCAACCCGGCGGGCGAGGAGGTCACCTCGTCCTCGACGCTCTACGCCCTGCCGGACGTCGTCTGCCCGGCGAAATCCCGCGTCACCCTCCCCTCCGGGCGCCAGACGACAGTCATCGCCGCACACTCCCGCGATGGCGGCGGACTCCCAACCCCCGATCATCTGGAGGTGCAGCTCCAGTGACGCAGTACGCGCGCATGCGCTGGCACGGCCGCCGCCTGTGGACCTCCCGCGGCCGGCGCCTCGCCTCCGAAGGCCTTCAGCGGGCGCTGGAGCACACGCTCGGCAAGGCCAAAGAGCTCGTGCCGCTCGATGAGGGCACCCTCGAACGCTCCGGCCGAGTCGACGTGGACGGGCTGAACGGGTCGATCTCGTTCGACACCGTGTATGCCGTCAGGCAGCACGAGGAGTTGGACTGGAAGCACCTTCCCGGGCGCCAGGCCAAGTACCTGGAACAGCCCATGAACACAGAGCGGGAGACCATGCTCCGCCTCATGGCTGTGCCGCTACGCCGCTGGTTCCGCAGCTGACCCACCGACCACGCAAGCCCCCGCCCGTGCGGGGGCTTTCGCATGCCCGGAGGTGACCGGTGGCCTACACCAGCGCGCTCCTGGACGGCCTCGCCTCACTCATCGCGGAGGCCGGGCTTGCCGTCTACCGGCCCGACGGCACGTACACGGACACCGAGACCGGCGTGTTCTTCACGGTCATGCCGGACTCCCCGGACGGCGTCCTGTGCCTCACCGCCTACCCGGTCGAAGACACCGACCTCACCGACGCGATCACGGCCGTGCAGGTGCGCATGCGCGCCGGCCGCGACCCGCGCGACGTCGACCTGCTCGCGGACCGCGTCTTCGACCTGCTCCACAACTGCCGCGGCCTCGTCCTCGGCGGTGTCTCCGTGGCCCTGATCTGGCGCCAGTCGCAGGCCCCGATGGGCCAGGACGTACACGGGCGCCAGGAGATCTCCGCGAACTACTACCTGCGCACCTCGCGCCCCTCTCCCCACCTGTACGAGTAGGAGGACTGCGTCATGTCGACGCCGACCGAGACCGCTCTTGCGCGCCGCTGGCGCCTGGAGATCAACATGGGCACCGACGCTTCGCCGAACTGGCAGCTGTGCCCGGCGATCACCGAGTTCCAGTGGACGGCCGAGCCGAACCACGAGGACGACACGTCGTACGACACCGACGGCTGGACGGAGAACACCAAGACCGCCCAGTCGTGGGAGGTGCAGGCCACCTTCAACCGGAAGGCCAGCCCGGACAACACCACCTACAGCGCGGTGCACGAGAAGATCCGGACGGCGTTCTTCGCCTACGGAGACGCCTCCAAGGTCGGCCTGCGGTTCATGGACCGCAACGGGCTACCGGAGGCCTACACGGGCAAGGCGCTGCCGAACTGGGAGCCGCAGGGCGGCGAGGCCACCGACCTGGACCAGGTGCAGGTCACGTTCACCGGCACCGGGCCGCTGACGCCGATCACGAACCCGCTCGCCTCCTGATGGCGGCGACCTTCGAGCCCCTGGACGAGCTGTTCGACGACAGCCTCGAACTGCCGATCCAGGGCAAGACGTATCGGATCCCGTCGCCGACCGGTGAGGACGGCCTGAAGATCCAGCGCATCACCACCGTGGCGGCGACGCTCCTCGCGGGCGGCGAGGCGCCCAACACCCAGCACCTCGACGATGACGAGGAACTCGACCTGTTCCAAATGTGCCTGGGGCCCGTCTATGACGAGCTGCTGGCCGCTCGCGTCGACTGGTCGTGGATCCGCCACGCAGGGCTCACCGCCATGTTCTGGATCACCTCCGGCGTGGACGACGCGCTGACCTACTGGAAGGCGGCCGGAGACCCTTCTCGGCTGGCCCCGAATCGGGAGACGCGCCGCAAGCAGGCCAAGAAGAGTGGATCGGCTGCGGCGAGCAAGACCCGCAAACGGGGCTCTACGAGTGGTACGAGCGGCCGCCGGGCTACCAGCCCAAGCCGAAAGGCCTCGAAGGCCTGAACTGGCCCAAGCTGCTGGAGCAGTGGCCGCTCATCGAGGCCGACCTCCACGAGGTGTACGGCATCGACGTCGGCACCGGGTTGCTGCGTAAGCGGTCGTGGCGGTGGCTGCGCCTGCGGATCCTCGGCCTGCTGTCCACGGAGTCCCGCCTGTCGCGGCACTTCGCCCCTCCTGAACCCAAGAGACCGAAGGGGGTGCGGTAGTGGCGCTCAACCTCGGCGAGCTCGTCGCAGGCCTGCGCGCGGACGAGGGCGAGTTCCTAGACAGCCTGTCGAACGCCGAGCTCGCCATGCGCAACCTGACCCGCGACGTGGACGGGCGGCTGCGGGACCTCAACGGCAGGTTCGTGACCGAGTCGGAAGCGATGGGCAGCAGCCTCGCCTACCGGATCGGGAACGGCGCCCGCGCCGCGGCCAAGGCCCTACGCACGGTGGGTGTTGCTGCGGCCGGGCTCGGGGTGGGTGTGCCGGCGGCTGCCGCGCTGGCGACGGCACTGGGCGGGGTCGTGGCAGGTGCGGCCGCTGCGGGCCTGGCTGTGAAGGCGTTCCAGCTGGCAGCAAAGCCGCAGTTGGAGTCTGTGGCGGAGGCGTCGAAGGCCGCGGAGACGGCCGAGGCAGCGCATGAGAAGGCCACGCTGAAGAAGGCGCAGGCGCAGAAGCTCGCGGCGAAGGGCGGCGACGAGTACAAGGCGGCGCTGCGCGAGGCCGAGGCCGCGTCGAAGGCGGCGAAGGAAGCAGACGCGGCGTACGAGCAGCAGCTCAAGGGGCTGCCTCCCGCCACGCGTGAGTACGCGATGGCGCTGCACGGGCTGAAGAAGGACCACCAGGAGTGGTCGGATCAGCTGTCGAAGGACACGATGCCCGTCTTCACCAAGGGCATCACCATCGCGCGGGACCTGCTGCCGACGCTGACGCCGTTCGTGCAGCAGGCTGCGGCGGCGTTCGGCGGGTTCCTCGACGAGGTCTCGGCTGGGGTGAAGAGTGCAGGGTTCAAGGAGTGGGCGGCGGACATGTCCGCGGCCGCTGGTCCTGCGCTGCGGGACTTCCTGACGGTGATCAAGAATCTCGCTGTGGGCTTCGGCGGGCTGCTGCAGGCCTTCTTGCCGGTGTCGGACGACATGACCGGCGGCCTCGTCGAGATGACGGAGGCCTTCGCCAACTGGGGCGCCTCGCTGAAGGACTCCGAGGGCTTCGCTCAGTTCCTCGCGCTGGCCCGGGAGGGCGGCGGGGTCCTGGCGACCTTCGGACAGGCGGCGCTTCAGCTCGTCGTTGCGCTGTCACCGGTCATCGGCGTGACGGCGCAGGTCGCAATGTGGCTGGCGCAGCTGATCAACATGGTGCCGCCGGACGTCCTCGCCGGGATCGGCACCGCGTTCGCGGTGATCGCGCTTGGGCTGAAGACCTACAGTGCGGCGATGTCGCTCGCGGCGACGGCCACGCGCATTTGGGCCGCTGCGCAACTGATCTTCAACGCGATCATGACGGCCAACCCCGTCGGAATCGTCATCGTCGCGATCGTCGCGCTCGTCGCGGCCATCGTGATCGCCTACAAGAAGAGCGAAACTTTCCGGCGCATCGTCCAAGCCGTGTGGACGGCCGTGAAGTCGCACATCACGTTCGCCGTTGCAGCGATCAAGGCCGTGCTGAACTGGTTCGGCTCTCTGCCCGCCCGGATGAGCGCCTGGTGGAACGCGGCGAAGAACGCAGCCGTCAGGCAGGCCCTTGCCCTCGTGTCGTGGGTGCGCGGGCTGCCGGGCCGGATCGTGCGGGGACTCGGCGCGATGAACAACCTGCTCGTCTCCAAGGGCCGCGACGTGATCCGCGGCCTGTGGAACGGCATCAAGTCCATGGGGTCCTGGCTGAAGGGCCAACTGATCAGCTTCGCGAAGAACGCGATCCCCGGCCCGATCGCCAAGGCCCTCGGCATCTCCTCGCCATCGCGCGTCATGGCCAAGCAGGTCGGCCGGTGGATCCCCGCCGGCATCGTGCAGGGCATCGAGTCGGGGCAGGGCGCGGTGGACCGGACGATGGCCGGGCTCGTGTCCACCCCGACGCCGGGGCAGGTGGCCATGTCCGCAGCTGGGAGCGTTTCCGGACGGTCCGGAACGGGGTCGGGCTCGGGGCGGACAGTGCTGGAGATCCGCTCGAACGGCACGGCCGTGAGCGACACCTTGTTGGAGCTGCTGCGCGATGCGATCCAGGTCCGCGGCGGCAACGTACAGACCGTGATCGGGAGGTGAGCCGTGGCGTTCCCGGAAGACCCGTTGGGCCTGCGTATCGCTCTGAAGACGGGCCAGGCCTGGACGGACATCACGCCGGACCTGAAGACCGCCGAGCCGATCACGCACGCCCGCGGGATCCGCAACTCGGGTACGTCCGCGGATCCCGCGTCATGCACCCTGAAGATCAACAACCTGGACGGGAAGTACAGCCCGCGCAACCCCATGTCACCGCTGTGGGGCCTCGTCGGCCGCAACACTCCCGTGCGCCTGTGGCTGCCCGGCGGCCCGCACTTCCTCGACCTGGACGGCGACCCCGCCAACTACGCCTCCACGCCCGATGCGACGGCCCTGGACATCACCGGGGACCTCGACCTGCGCGCCGAGATCGAAGCCAATTGGCACGGCCCCGGGCAGCAAACGATCATCGGCAAGTGGGACACGACCAATAACCAACGGTCCTACATGCTCCGCCTCCAAAACGGCCTCCTCGTCCTGGAGTACTCCAGCGACGGCACCGCGCCCGGCAGCTCCGGCCACGGTCGGACCCTGCCTGCCCTGCCACAGCGTGCGGCAGTCCGGGCCACACTGGACGCCGACAACGGGTCTGGCGGTAGGACGGCCCGCTTCTACTGGGCGCCGTCGCTCGCAGGGCCCTGGACGCAGTTCGGCGGCGACTCGACCCTGCCCGGCACGGTGACCCTCTTCTCCGGGTCGGCGCCGCTATCGACCGGCCCTTCCGACACCACGCAGGGAAGCAGGCCGTTCGCGGGCAAGGGCTACGGGTTCGAGGTTCGCCAAGGCATCAACGGCACGATCGTCGCTGCTCCCGACTTCGAGGCGCAGCCGGTAGGCACCACCAGCTTCACGGACTCCGCCGGCCGCGTGTGGTCCTACGCCGGGCAGGCCGCTGTCGCGGACCGGCAGGACATCTTTGTCGGCGAGGTCCCGGAGTGGCCGCAGGATTGGGCGCCGTCCGGCGAGGCTGCATGGACGTCGGTCACGGCCTCGGGGATCCTGCGCCGCCTCGGCCAGGGACAGAAGCCTTTGGACTCGACGCTCCGCCGCCGCATCCCCAGCGGCTCGCCGATCGCGTACTGGCCCATGGAAGAGGACCGGGACGCCACCCGCGCCTACTCGCCGATCAAGGGCGTGCAGCCTGCGGCACTGACGGGCGTGGAGTGGGCAGCTGTCGACACGCTGCCAAGCTCCAACGCCCTGCCTCGCCTGTCGTCGGCAGCCACCCTCTCGGCGATCGTGCCGCCCAGCACGGCCGGGCAGTGGCAGACGGAGTTCGTCTACAACGCGGACGACAAGGCGCCGCCGGCAGGCGGGGACCGCGCCGAGGTGATCAGCATCTCGACAACGGGCGCCGTGCGCCGCTGGGTCGTCACCATGCGCTCCGGCACCGTCCGCCTGTCCGGCTACGACGCCTCCGGCGCAGACATCGTCGCCCGGGTCGTCAACGTTGGCGGCGACGTGTTCCACGGCTGGGTGCGCATGCAGCTCTGGGCGCGCGACACCGGCACGGGCAGCCTTGAGTACCGCCTGAACTTCCAGGACGTGGGCGGCGATGCGGGCGGCACCGGCGGCACCATCACCGGCACGGTCGGCCGCATCACCGCCGTGACGGCCAACTGGGGCCCGCTCACGGAAGGCTGGGCCATCGGGCACCTCAGCGTGCTGCCCACCGCCGCGAACGCCCTCTATACCGGTAGCGACAACGCATATAGCGGCGAGACCGCATGGCAGCGCATGTCCCGCCTGGCGGGCGAACATGCGTTGCCGATGGCGCGGATCGCTGGCCCGCTGCCGCCTGCACGGGTGGGCCCGCAGCGTCTTCAGACGCTGGTGGAGCTGCTCCAGGCGGCGGCCGATGCGGACGGCGGCCGGCTGCTAGAGTCCCGCGACCGGCTTGGGCTGGTCTACCGGGACCGCTCCAGCCTGTACACGCAGGAGCCCGCGCTCGTCCTGGACTACGAGGCCGGGGAGATCGTGCCTCCCCTGAAGCCGGTGGACGACGATACGGAGACACGCAACGACCGCACGGTCTCCCGTGACGGGGGGTCGTCGGCGCGGGCGGTCCTCGAGGATGGGCGCCTGTCGGTCCAGGATCCGCCGGACGGTATCGGCCTGTACGACGACGCGGTGACGCTGTCGCTGGCCGACGACACGCAGACCGAGCCGCTCGCGTACTGGCTGCTGCACCTGGGCACTTGGGACGAGGCCCGGTATCCGTCGGTGCGGATACGGCTGCACAAGGCGCCGCATCTGATCCCCGCGGTGCTGGCGCTGCGCGAGGGCGACGTCATCAGGCTGAAGAACCTTCCCGTCCAGGCCGCGTTCGGGGACGTGGACCTGATCGTCGAGGGCTATACGGAGACGCTGCTGCCGCGCACGTGGGAGCGCACGTTGACCTGCTCTCCGGGCGGCCCGTGGAATGTGGCCAAGGCGGACCATCTCGTGTACGGGAAGGCGGACACGGACGGCTCTGAACTGGCCGCCGCGGTCACGGACACGGACACCGCGCTCGATGTGCGGACCACGGCCGGGCTGCCGTGGACGACGGACCCCGCGGAGGCACCGTGGGACATCGAGGCTGGCGGGGAGGTCATGACCGTTACGGCGGTCGGCAGTCTCCTCAACACCAACCCGTGGTTCGACCCGAACATCACCGGCTGGAGTGCCCAGAACAGTACGATCGCCCATTCCACGGCAGTCGTGCATCCCAAGGCACGAGGGTCGCTGCGGATCACCCCGAACGGCAGCTCCGCCACGGGTACGGCGCTGTGCACGCTGACTCCTGTGGGCAGCATTCAGCCCGGCGCCCAGTACACCGTGTCGCTGTGGGCGTACAGTCCGGGGGGATGGACGGGCCTTCAGCCAGCGGTCAACTGGCACAACTCTGCGGGCTCCTACGTCAGCACGTCGTCCAGTTCAGGTTTCACCGTCCCAGCCGGGAAGTGGACCCACCTCAAACAGACGGTCACGGCCCCGGCAACAGCATCCCGTGCCGCGCTGATCGCCCTGCACTCCAACACCCCCTCTGCCAGCGACATCTGGTACGTGTGGGCGGCGCGGCTGATCGGCCCCCACGATTCGTTCACTGACAGCCTCAACCGAAGCGTGTCAGGCGGCTGGGGGACGGCGGACTCCGGGCAGGTGTGGACTCCTTCCGGTGGCACCGTGTCCACGGACTATTCCGTGAACGGGTCGGCCGGGTTGCACGTCCACACCACGAGGAACATTTTCCGGAGCACCGTCGCGCCGTCCCCGTCCGCGGACGTGGACGTGGTGGCGGAGTGGACGATGGACAAGATGCCGGTAGGCGACCTCCACTACGTGTACCTCGGGAGCAGGTACACGGACGCCAACCACGTCTACTTCGCCCGGGTCAACATCACGACAGCTGGCGTGATGCAGCTGACGATCCGCAAGAGGAACGCCACGGAGACGCTGCTGACGTCCGTGCTGACTGTGTCGGGCACGTTCACCCCGGGCACCTGGTACCGGCTGCGGTTCGAGACCGTCGGCACCACGCTGCGCGCCAAGGCGTGGCCTGCCGCAGGTACGGAGCCGTCGGCCTGGCAGTTGTCCGTTGAGGACTCGGACCTGACGGCACCGGGGTCGGTCATGTGGCGGTCGTACATCGGGGGCAACTCCACCCAGACGCTGCCGATCACCGTGAGCGTCAACAGCTACGAGGCCCGCGGCCTTCAGCGGCTCACCGTCGAACGCAGCAGCAACGGTGTCGTGAAGCCTCATCCGGCCGGCACTGCGGTGCGGCTGGCGCATCCCGCAATCGCATCCCTGTGAAGGAGGAGCATGGCTACGCCTGTTGAGCAGTGGCAGCCGGGCATGGACATCACGGCCGGCCGCCTGGAGTCCATGAACAACCGATCGTGGCTGATGGCCACGAACTACGGGGCGGACTCGTCCGGCACGGTGGACGCCTCACCGGGCATCCAACTCGCGCTGAACGCGGCCCGCGACATGGGCGGGGCGTGGGTGCTGGTGCCGCCCGGGGTGTACCTGATCGGGACGACGCTGCGGATCTACAACAACACGCGGCTGACGCTGATGAGCGGCGCGGAGTTCCGGCGGAACGTGGCCGGGACGATGCTCATCAACGGCGATGCCGGGCAGAGCTTCGGCGGGTACACCGGCCACAGCCGGATCGTCATCGAGGGCGGCCTGTGGAACATGCGCGGCACCACGGCCGGGCTCACGGCGTCGGCGATGTGCATCAGCATCGGGCACGCCACGGACATCGTCATTCAGGACCTGGAGGTCCGCGACGTCCCCGGCTACCACGCCATCGAGCTCAACTCGACGACGCACGGCGTGATCAGGAACTGCAAGTTCAGGGGGTACGTGGACCCGGGCGGCCGCGACTTCTCGGAGGCCGTACAGCTGGACTTGGCCAAGAGCTCGGAAGTGTTCGGGCCGTTCGGCCCGTACGACCACACGCCGTGCGAGGACGTCCTCGTCACGGGCTGCCACTTCGGTGCGAGCGGCACCGCGGGCACGACTGCCTGGCCGCGTGGCGTCGGCAGCCACAGCGCCACGATCACCAAGTGGCACCGCCGCATCCGCGTCTCGGACAACAGCTTCGAAGGGATCACCCAGTACGCCGTGTCCGCGTACAACTGGGAGGACGTCACGGTCACGGGCAACACGTTCGTGTCCTGCGGCTCTGGGGTGCGGCTGCGGTCGGTGATCATCACGGACCTTGAGGACACCAAGGACCCCAACGGGACGCAGACCGGCGCCTCGCAGGTGATGCGGAACCTGTCGGTCACTGGCAACACGTTCCGGGCTGGCGGCGGCTACGACGAGCCGATCGTGGCGTACGGCGAGGCGTCCGGGTCGATCCTCAACCTGGCGATCACCGGCAACAGCATCGACGGCAGCAGCAGCGGCCAGAACGGCATCCGGCTTCAAGAGGTATCCCGGGCCACGGTCGGGGACAACGTGATCGCCAACGTCAACGGCACCGGCATCTCCACGGAGAACTGCAACAACCTGCTGCTGACCGGCAACAACGTATGGACCCCGGGCGCGTACGGGATCACCCTCGTCAACACGACGCACTCCTCCGCCGTCGGCAACCACACCCGGGAGACCGGCAGCGGCGGCATCTATGTCGACGGCGGCAACGACATCCACATCCGCGACAACTACATCAAGGCCCCGGGTCGATCCGCGAACGCGACCTACTACGGAATCAGGGTCGGCGGCGGCACGTCATCGGTGTCTCTCTCGGGCAACAAGACCAGGCCGTTTGGGTCCGGGAACGAGGCCGCTTACGGGCTTCGCATCTTCGGCGGTGGGACCCCGGTGACTCTGGTCCAGCGCTACGGCAACGACTGGCGAGGAACACAGTTCACGTCCGGCGCCATGTTGGACGAGTCAACGACCCCGAATACGTCCGCGACCGACGTCACCGCCTGACCTCATTCCCTGTACGCCCCGCGCCGACTGGCCGGGGCCTTTCTCATGTCTGGAGGCCTCATGGCCGATCCCCTGTCCGCGGGCGACTTCCTCGCCAGGCTGCGCGCCGAGGGCGTGAAGGTCGTCGAGGTCGGCTCGTGGCGCACCCACAACCGCAACAGCAAGGGCAAGTGGGGCCCGGTGCACGGCGTGATGATCCACCACACCGTGACGTCCGGTACGGCGAAGACTGTCGAGCTCTGCCGCAAGGGGTACGAGGGCCTGCCGGGCCCGCTGTGCCACGGCGTCATCGCCAAGGACGGCACCGTGCACCTCGTCGGCTACGGCCGCGCCAACCACGCCGGACCAGGCGACGACGACGTACTGAAGGCCGTCATCGCGGAGAAGCCACTCCCCGCGGACAACGAGGCCAACACCGACGGCAACCCGCACTTCTACGGCTTCGAGTGCGAGAACCTCGGCAACGGCAAAGACCCGTGGCCAGCCGCCCAGGTGGAAGCCATCGTGCGCGCCTCGGCGGCGATCTGCCGCGCACACGGCTGGGGCAAGACCGGCAACACCAGCGTGATCGGCCACGCGGAGTGGCAGCCCGGCAAGGAAGACCCCCGCGGACCCGGCGTCTCGATGCCGGACATCCGGGCGCGCGTCGTCGAGCGACTGAAGCACGCCGCCAGCTGGTCGCCGACGAGCAAGGCGCCAGCCCCGAAGCCGCCCACCACTGAGGAGCGGCTGACCGCTCTCGAGAAGCGCGTCACCGCGCTGGAGAAGAAGGAGTCCTGACCATGGCTGCACCTGTAGAGAAGAAGGTCACCGCGGCGACCGCCGGTACCTACGTGGCCAGTACCGGGCTGCTCGCCGCTCTGGAGGCCGTCGAGGATCACGCCGAGCTCGTTGGGTGGATGCCCGCGGGGCTCTCGCCGTTCGTCCTCGCGCTGGTGCCGACGGCGATCACGTTCGTGTCCGGCTGGGTGGCCAAGCACACCCCGCGCGGGATCGTCGGGTGACGGCTCCGCACGATCCGGGCGTGTACATCAGCTCGGCGCAGATGTACCAGGAGATGCGATCACTGCACGACGCTGTGACCCGGGTCGATTCCAAGCTCGATGGCCTGTCCGGGCAGGCCGCGAATATCCAGGACCACGAGACCCGCATCCGCGCCCTGGAGCGTGGTCGGTGGCCGTTGCCGACGATCGCGACGCTCGCGGGTGTGGCCGGCGCCGTGACGGGCGCGATCTCGCTGCTCGGCCGCTGAACGACGTGCCCCCTCTCGCCTTCGGGCGGGAGGGGGCCTTTCGTCATGCCTGGGGTCAGTCGTCGAGGGGCTCGGCGCGGTGCGCCTGGGCGATGTCGTCGATCCGCTTCGCCAGGTCGAAGTCCGCCTCGGTCAGCTTGTGGCCGGCATCGTGCGTCGTGATGGCAAACCGGACCTTCCCCCAGCGCAGATCGATGTCCGCGTGGTGGCTGATGAGCCGCTCAATGTCCGCGACGTGCACGATCATCGCCACGCCCCCGTGGTACCGGATCCCGTAGCTACGGGTGATCTCGTCCCCGTCTCGGCGCCAGCCAGGCACCTCCCGTAGGGCTGCCTCGATCTCATCCTCGGTCAGCGGCACCGGTGCCTCTGCCACGCTCAGCTCCCCTCGGTCACGGGCTCCAGAACCTCCGCGAGGTCCCGGCCGACCGGGGCATCCTGCCACGGCAGCATCGCCCGCTGAAGAGTGGCCAACTCCCTACGCATGCGCGCCGAGCGGGTCTCCACAGCGATGTCCGCCACCTCACGGGCGATCTCCAGCGCCTGGTCCGGCTCGCCCGCCCCGGCCGCCGCGGTGGCGTGCCGTGCCAGGTACACACCGCGGTCCCGGCGCGCGGTCCCCGGCACGATGTCGAGGACCTGCGACCACAGCGACACCGCCTCCTGGCCAAGCCCGAGACGCCCGTAGCAGGTGGCCCGCTGCACCTCCAGGTAACCGGGCGTACGGCGGCAGGCGTTGCCCCACGGAAGGTCGTCATCCACGCGGGACAGCAAGCCGTCCGCCTCGTCGATCAGCCGGTCGACAGCGTCCCGGTCCCGGGTCAGGCTGGCGCCGTGGGCCTGCTGCTGCATCGCCATGATGCGCACCTTCGGCACCAGGCGGTGAGAGTCCTCCAGCGCGGCTTCGCACAGGTCGATGACCGCATGCCCGTCGCCCAAGTCGGTGCGCACCTGTGCCTGGTTCACCAGCGAGTAGCCGATCAGGTGCGGGTCCCGGGAGCGCATCGCTATCTCCTGGGTGACGCCGCGCCAGAAGCTCGCGCCGTCCATGTCGCCGGCGTCCTGGTAGAGCCAGCCGACGAGCGCGGCGTAGGCGGCGCCGACGCGGAGCAGGCCGCGCCGGGTCTCGCCCTTGGCGGAGCGGACGAGTTTGTCGATGAGCTGGTACTGCGTGGAGACGGTGCCGATGAGGTCGTGGGGGCCGAGGAGCATATCGGCCCGGTAGTGCCCTTCGAGCTGCTGTTGGAAGTAGTCGATCAGGGCGGGGTCCACGTGCTGGGGGGCGATTGGCCCGGCGACGAGGGCTGCGGCAGTGACGGAGACGAACGCGCGGCGTTTCACTTCGGCCTCTTCAGAGTGGTGCTCGGGGCGGATCCACCCTGGCGGGGTGGTGAAGCCCAGGTCCTCGGGCCAGCTGCCGAGCGCGTCATGGAGGACGGCCGCGGTCGGCTCGGACGGCCAGCCGGGGCGGTCGCCTTCCCATCGCCGCCAGGTGCGCGGGGACACGTTGAAGTGCCGGTCATCGAGGAACCGTTGACCGTGGTCGGTAAGTTGCCGTGCTGCCTGCTCGATGGTGCGCCAGCCAACGCGCAGCCGTGCGGCTCGTAATGCGTCGTTGCGGCCCGTGCTTCCAGTCTGAGGTGTCATCGCTCGCGTCTCCGGCCATGGCCGCTACGTGGCCGCAGATGGCCGCCGCGTGGCCTAGTTGCCTATCGCCGTGCAGGCCCATCATCCACGTGTGACTACCGGACGTACACAGATCGCGACGACAAGCGCCCCATCGGCTGACGGCGGAGAGCCCGCACCCGAGCCCGTACGCGCCTTCATCTACGACCGGCACGCCACACAGTCCACGGCCGTCCTCGAGGAACGCCTCGAACGGTGCCGTGCCTACGCCCAGGCACAGGGCTGGGAGGTCGCCGGTGTCTGGTGCGACCTCGGGGACAACGCCCTCGGGATCCGGCGCCCCCAGTTCGATGCCCTGCTCGTGGCCATGGATAAGGCCCGTGGCCCAGTGGTGTGCCTCGTCGACAACTGGGACCGCCTCACCCGAGACGCCAGCGCCAGCAGCGTCATGCGGCGTCGCGTCTCCCTGCGGGGCGGGCACTGCGAAACGGCCGAGGGCGAGAGCGACACAGCTGACGAGATGGCGCGCGGACGGCTGAGCGCTCCTCACTGACCCCCGCCGCGCCCGGCACCAGGACGGGCCGGCCGCGGCGGGCTGCAAGACCCTCGCCCCGGGACTCGACAGGCATTCGGCACCGGGGCGAGGGCTCCTACAAGTCCTCAACTGTATGAGGTGATCCCGTGCTGCAGACAACCCCTCCGGGGCCGACACCGCCCCCGGTCCGCCAGGGCACGAGCACGACCGCGAAGGAGTGGACGCGATGACCACTGCCACCGCAACACGCACCGGCCGCTCGCTCGTCTCCGACGCCGAGTTCGACATGCTCGCCGCGTTCTGCGCCGACGAGTACGGCCAGGAGCTCTGCGTCGCCGAGCGCGTCGTGGACCAGGCGCTCGCTTTCGTTCACGTGATGGGCAAGACAGGCCAGGGCGACGTCATGGCTCCGTCCCAGCAGGTCGACCCCGGTTGGCACACGCTGATCCTGCACACCGACTGGTACGAGCGATGGTGCCAAGAGCAGTTCGGCTACTTCATGCACCACCGGCCGAACAGCAAGACCCGCACGCGAGACCTCATGGTC